TATGACTCATCTTCAGATACCAGGACAATTCCTGACTGGTCATCCCAGAACACATTCTCAAAAGATGTATCTGGGGAAGAGCTCTTTACGACATTAATTCCATCAACTTTTTCAACTGACATAATGTTTGCAAACTGGTTTGCGGGGTTGTCAACGAGCGATAGCTCTACGAGGTCGTAATCTTTAATAATTCGAATTTTTGCATCTGACTTCTCATCATAGGCGTCATCCCACTTGTTCATTCTTCCACCAATTGAGAATCCTGACAGGGTTCCGTCTAATACCTTTTCCCAAGTTGCCTGAGCACCCTTGGAAACATATGCAGATACATATACGCCTGAAAAGAACTTCTTCTCTTCTGGGTCAAAGTACTTCTCTTCTTTGAAGGATACCATCTTTCCAACGGCTAGGGGCTGGTGCATCTCTCGGATGTTTCCACGAAACTTTCTGAAAGCTTCTAGGCTTGCCTCTGTTGTGACGATGTCATCCTGCTTGTCCACGTTGTCGAGTGTGGCAAAACCAGAGACAATACGTCTCTCTTTATCTACCTTGCTGAAAGGCATCGAGAGACGAACGTTGTCGCCCTCGGTATCTAGGTGAACCTTTGATATAGTCATGCTAGTTTATTATACACCCTTTTTACGATAAATGTTCTCAAAACGTTATGTTTAGAGGAACTAATCAGAGGATGTCCCTTCTCCTTGGGCGTTCCTACCGCTTAACGTAGACGTAGAATCTGACTCGTTGTTAGATCTTTCTGCATCTCTTGATCGGTTACCTGCAAGGTTAGCCCTTGCATCTGTTGCTTGTCTTGGTGACATTTCGAATGGAGAGTCTCCATCTGGCCTCTGAGGCAATCCTAGAGACTCACGAGCTTCATTAGGAGTCATGACCTGTGTCTTGACATAGCGTTCAAGTATTTGAGACTGAGCAATTTCATCTGTAAGGGTTAACTCGGTAAAGGCAAAGTCTAAGATATCAGTCTTTTCTCTAATTATCTTCTTTATCATCTTCTCCAGGTTAGTCTGTGCTGGTCTGGCAACTTGCTCTTTAAACGTTCTGTCTTGGGCTAGGGCAGCTGCTATAGAGGACGAGTCCGCTCCACCAATCTTTGATAGAGGTACTTGGTGTGCTACAAGTATATCATCCCTATTCCGAATTCTATACTCGTTGAACGATGCTTCCTGAACCCCATTCTCTATAGGCTCCATCTTAAACTCAACTTTATTGTTATCTGAATCTGCCGGCAATGGAATGTAAAGGGTTCTGTGAGACTGTCCTTTAAGGCTAGTCTGCAGGAACCTGAACATCTTATCCTCTGCCTCAGAGGACAGTTTGGCTCCCTTAAGAGTTACGACATAACGTGGTACGCCTTTGTTCCCAAAGTAGTCAATATTGTACTGAGAAGCAAGCTGATCTCCGTAAAGAGAAGATATGGCAGACATAATGTCTGGCACACCATAAAAGGTATTTAGGGGAGAGTACTCTTTGTAGTGAAGTATTTCATTAGGCCTAGGATCATCTGTCATGGGGTTTGTGTTCGTTGCCCCAAAGTTTCTAAAGTATACAACCTTATTACCTATGATCTGAACGTATCCGTCTCGTAGCCTTCTGGCTCTCATTGTTGTTGAAGGTATGTGGCCCACATAACCAATCTGACCCTTCGTGGTTCTACCAACTTCAAGGTACCCGTTTCCTGTGGCCTGAACGTCCGTGTAAAATTTCATCATTGTGCTAGTAAAGGAGTCATCCCTATTAAGACTATCTAGCCAATCTTCCATTTCCACTTTTGCTCTCTGAATCCTTTTACGAGCACGAGCGACAGCTTCTGGATCTTCGTTAGACTCAAGCTTCATCATTGTTCTTTTGGACACGTCAAAGCTGTAGCCCAGACCAACAATGTTTTCTACCTTTGCATCAATGGCTGCGTGGTTGGCAAATGATGTGTCATAAAAGTTTGCTAGTTCATAAAGATTCCAGGGAGGTGTAATCACATCAAACATGCCATACCCATTACGGTACACCGCTCCTGGGTTAAGCTCTTTGGAGTTTGCCCCGTTACCAGTATTGACAGCCAAAGCACTGTCCTGGTATATTGCGGATGTTACATCTATGTTGTTGTAAGCCATTGTGGTGTCAACTATAGGAGGGTTGTTTGCTTTTTGAATTCTTTCAGACCTGCGCTTAAAGTTTTTATCAATCCCAGAGAGCCCCTTTAGGACGTCCCACTCTTTTAAGAAAGGGTCTTGAGCCTTGAATGGATCTGGCTCTTTTTCAAATTCTGGCAGGCTGGCGCCTATTACGTATTCAGACATTATCCCTCGTCCCCGTAAAGCCTTAGCGTATCTTTTGCTGCCTGTACTGAGCCAAGATCGTTTAGGTTTGGAAGGAGGCCGCTAGCCATTCGTTCCTTTTGCTCTTGGTACTCATCTTCAGATACCCTGGCAACTCCAGGCATGAACTCATAAGAGCCATCTCCCTGACCAAGAGCCGTAGCTTCTTGTTTAATCTTTGCTATCTGCAGAGCGTCCCCCTTGTGAGATGGGATGTTCAGTACGCTACCATGGCCATCCGTAAAGGGCTTTCCATTTGCTTTCTTCCAAAAATATATACCCCATGGGTAATCTTTTTCAATAACTGTGGCTTTAGAGTTACTGATTTGTCCGTTGTCTTTGTCTATCATAACCACTAGTATACCATACTATAGAGGTTTGACGATGGAAGATGACCAAGCCAAACCGTTTGTGATCTTATAGCCAAGAATACCTCCGACATATAGAACAGAATCATCTCCTGCTACGATCTTATTGGTTCCAGCGTAAGCTTTATAGATACTTGAGGGGTTTACTCCATAATATTGTGTGGAAGAAAGGATTAATACGTCATTCCAAAGATAATCAGTAGCGGACTGAGTTAGAAGGTTCTTCCAGTAAGCCCAAGAATTTGAACTGGCTGACACGGCATCCCAGAGCCTTACGGACTGACGCTCTACCTCTTGCAAGCTACTGGACTCGTAATACGATATGTTGTTTACCAGCATCGGCCCCGTAAATCTTATGGCACCGACAGATGAATCAAACCTAAGAGGCTCTGCAAACCTTATTCCCAGGGCTGTCCATTCGTTAAGGTTAATTGTAGGAGTCTTGACTATCTTTCCGTTTATGTAGAATGCCAGTCCTGTCTGGAATTGACCAGTCTTTGCATTTAGTGCGTAAAGCCTTACGCGCTTGTTAGAGTTGTCAATTGGCTGCATAAAGACTTTTATAGAAACGTAATTCGACTCAAGCTCAAAGATTTTCGTTTCGCCTGTTGGAAAGCTATCCTGACCAAAGAACATAAACATCTGCGTAGCTATTAGACTGTAGTTCTCTGCTGCCTTTTCATTGACGTTGATTAAGAAGCCCCTGTTAATTAGCGCGTCATAATCTCCTACCTTTTCTATCCCGCTCTTCTTGGTCAGGTAGAGGTAAGGGGTGCTGCCTCTGTAGATCCTATATGGATTCCTAGACTTGTAGTCATAAAAGAGTGAGTATCTTTTGTAAGGGAAGATAGGGACGTTAAACTTTGTCCCGATTGGATTAGAGGTGGTATCGTTGAAAGCTTGGGAGGCATACTGTAGACTCCTTAGCCCGACTTTGTTCTTTATAGCCCCCCTAACCTTCATCTCGATGTGTGTAACAATGGCACAAGAGGTCATGGGCACGTCGTTTGGAGGGTAGATAATCGTTCCATCTACCACCTCAAATGCTGTGTTTATCCACCCTGCACCGTACCTGATGGCAGTGGGGTTTACCACGTTGTTTCTTCGAGCTGTGACTACATCTGAAAACTCAGACAGCTGCTTAGTTGCCCCAGACTCTATGAGCTGAAAGCTAACGTAAGTCTTTACGAGAGCCTCATCTGTGTCATACGAGGACAGCTTAAACTTAGGAGTAGATGGATAGTCTACGTTAAGCTGGAGAAAGGATAAGTCGTAATACTCTTCCCCAAAGGAATCTTTTACATACTGAGCAAAGTATGAAAGCGGAAGGTAGTCCTGCCAATAAGAGTCGCAGTCAACGTCTAGGCTATAGACTCCATAGTCTATAGATGCCGTTAGGGTGTAGGTTGCTATGTGGTCGTACAATTCCTCGAACGTAAAGGAGGACGGGATTCCTCCGTCTAAGACATTAGACCAAACGGACATGTTATAGAATCCTGCGTCAACATAACCCAGCTCTTCAACTTCAAAAAACTCTGGTACTTTGTTTACGTTTCTTTGTGTGCACAGTCCAACCTTGTAGATCTTTCCATCGAATTGAGAGGTATAGGTATTGTCTCCCGCAACAAACATCATCAACTGCTGGACATTGCTGAAGAAAGACAGCACGTCTGAACCAAAGTAGTTGCTTAAGGAAACAAACGATGCCCCCACGAAAACTTTTTCATTAAGAGTGATACCTTGCTTCGTGCTAATGACGGAGGCTTGTCCTCTAATAGTTAGCTCATAACTCAAAACGTCTTGCAGCAGGATAACAGAAAAGCTATCGCCATTAACCTTGTTGACAAGCTTAAGAATTATCTTGGGGTCAGAGCTGAAGCTCTCAATTTCAAATATTGCGTAAACAGCTTTTGATGGCTGGTTGTCTATATCTAAGGTCTGAAACCTTATAAACCCCGGGTTTTCTGAAAAGGTAAAATACGGAGTAAGGTGAGTTTTCTGGACGCTGTACCACGAGTCATAGTCTGTGCTTTGGAATATAAAGTCTGGAAGACTTACTGTAGGAGAGGATAGGGCTAAGCCTGTCGTGTCCATGTTCTCAGAGATACCGTGCTCCCACTTGCCCATGTCTGGGTACTGGTAGTTATTAGTATAGTCTGCAACAGAGTAATCTATGAATGCAGTACTTGCTCCAAAAGATTTGTTTGACCCATCTGGAGACTCTACAGCTTGACCAAATCCAAATCGTCTTTTTGCTACGAGGGATGGGACTACGTATGGGTAGAATGCCGGACAATCTATCTCAACAACGGGTACATCTTCATAAGCATATACACCCCAGTAGTCTTCTCCATTTTCCAAGTCTTCAAAGACCAGATCCGAGGTATCATAAGTAATGTTTAAGACTTCTTCTCCGTTTATAAGAAGACTTGCAGAGTTTACGGCTATTCTGATGTCTACTAACATTGGGCGATACCACTCACCCACAAAGTATGAGCCGATCTCTTCCCCTATTTTAAATCTTAAGAATGGGCCATCGGAATACAGGCCATAGTCTGAAGATGTTGGCCCCAAGATCTTTCTAGGCTGATCGGAACGAGAGTCTATCCTGAGCCAGGCCTCAAAGGTGTAGGGGTTGTATCTTCCGGAGTTATCTAGCATGCCCATTCCCGGCAAAAGCAGAGATGGCTTACCCTCTGTTTGATTTGGCTGGATTCTGGTAAGGTTTTCAGAACCATAGACCATGGGCATAGATGTGTTCTTAGCTAAAAGCTTGTTGTTCTTTACTAGATACTTTGCTTGGTCTCCGCCTAAACCGTACTGATACCCAGGGATAAAGGCTTCTGCTGAAAACTCTAGCTGATCAGCTGCTGACAAATCCACAGTATTCGTTACCCCCAAAGACTCTGCAGAGAACTGCTCCGCCCACTGCCCAGCAGCAAAACCATTAACAACGTAGTCGTAACTGGATGGAGCGGAGGGGGACCCCGATTGATTCAAGTATACAAAGGATATGAATGGGTAAACATACTGATAAGGAGAGCTGGCTGGTACCGAAAAAGTTGCAGAATACATCGACCACTCGTTCGCAACTGGGCTTGAAAATATTTGTTTTTCTTTGAACTCAAAGCTTGCTGGGTCGAAGGGGCTGTCTGAAAGGACATACCCCACCTCTACCCCTGTGGTAAAAGACTGAAGAGCCTTTACGTAAAAGCTAATTGCAAAAGTATTCAAAGTTACATTTAGAGAGCTAACAGGGATTGGATCTGAAAGCCTTACGGACAAAGACTCTAGTGGGTTTGCCCCTGCCACGGATGATAGCTTTGCGTACGAGCTTTGAAAGAATGGTATCCCGTTCAGATCTTCCGCAGGTATGGATGCTGGATCGGTGGTAGAGTGGCTTGTGGTAGCATAGGGACTGTCTGTCCAGCTATTTACGTCCCTTGAAGAATCGGAAACCAGAGACAAGTAGTCGACAGTCTCATCCAGGGCCCATAGGGCGATTGGCTGCTCTGCAAAAACCTTCTCTGCATATAAATTTGATGGACTAGACATTTTTTCTCCTAGTCTATTTTAGCACATAAGACATAATAATTCATCCTAAGGCTGATGCAAACTACCTGACTAAACCCGATCGGGGTGTTCAAGGTATTGGCTATTTAGCTTTCTTCGACTAGTTCTGGCTCTTGGACAATCTCTACCCACTCTGAATTGTAGTAAAGGTAAAGTCGACTGTCAGAGGAGTCAAACCAGGTCTGTCCCTCGAGAGTGGAGCTTGGCTCACTGGCCGATATTATTTAATTAAGGGGTGTAACTGCTGAAACAATGTTCCAAGTGGTGCCGTCCCATTTCCATGTACGGTCACCTGAGGTAAATTCATCTCCGGTTGACGGAGCATCTGGGAAATTAATAGCCATGAGTATATTGTATCAGGTTGCTATCGGGTGCCATAGAGCATTTGGAGAGTGACCCTAGCGTGAGGCTCTGGGGATTCCATTACTCAGGCGCTGGCTCTGGCTCTGGTTCTGGCTCTGGAATCACTAGCCAATCCAATTCCGCTTCGTTCCAGTAATAATCACCATCTGGCTTAGGGGCAGGGGGTTCGTAATCAAACTTTGATTCGTTCCAAGTCCAGCTTTCAAAGACCTTTATTGGCTCAAACTTTTCACCGTTGAACCTAGCGCCAATCCAAGACTCACCAGTTATTTCACTGTCTGCAACTGGGTTGTCAAAAAGTGCATTAGCGACATCTTGCTCCGCCTCAATGACATTAGACACAATACCGTTTTCTATAATTGCAATTCGCATTTTTACGCCACCTCTACTAGAACGATTAGACCTGCTTGCCCAGTTCCGCCTGCGGCACTAGAGCCGTAGGTGTTCACGTCACCTTGTCCGCCACCCCCGCCAGCACCAAAACTAGTGCCATCAAGTCCTCTTGTGGCTCCACCCCAAGCACGCCCTCCTGTACCTCCCCTATAGAAACCAGCCGCTCCAGTTCCAGTGGCGGCGGCTGGACCGTAACCAAGAAGAAGGGTGTATAGATTGGAAACTAATGCAACTCCTGAACCATCTCCACCAGGACCACCACCGTCAGCGCCATTTCCCCCCCCCGGATTGATTGTACTGTTAGTGGTACCAGCACCGCCGCCAGAGCCACCATCTCCACCAGTTCCACCACTGTTGTAGGCACCACCGCCGCCGTTAGAGCCACCATCAGCCGTGAGTGAATCTATCGAAGTTGTCCCACCATTTGTCCCCCCAACGGTTGCGGTGTAAGTGCCAGCCTCAATTACTCCACTAGCAATGTAACCAGCTCCACCCCCCCCGCCGCCGCCAGCATAACTAGAACCACCTTGTCCATTACCAGTCCCGCCCCGACCGCCGCCGCCGATTAGATAAGCCGTGTAACTGGAGTCAATCGTTACCGATTTAGTAGTGTCAATGTAAATAACACCTTTAGTCTCTTCTGGTGTCGTTGGGATTATTTCAAAAAACGACACTTGAGCTGGCAAATCGCTAGTCGTTGACATGATAAGTTTTGCCGCATCCGCCGGCTGTTCAAGTAGATACTGGATAGTATCGCCTGATGGCAAGACACTAAGCTCATTATCGTCAGCATCAAAAATTCCTATTGTTAGACCAGTGCCGTAGTAAACAAATCCATAGGTTTTCTCTGACTCAAAGGGGTATTCATAGACAGCGATATTACCTGGCAAAACTTGGAATGTTGTAGGACCGCCCCCACCAGCCGCATCTGCCCAGGCAACTTCCCCAGCTACGACACTTAGAACTTGGTCGTCTGTTCCTACCCCTAAGCGAGTTACCGAACTAGCGCCGTCAGCGACTATTAGGTCTTGTGCTGTTGTCATTGGGTTTATTACAACTGTATTGTCTATTCCCACTGTACTAGTACCAGCATTATAGGTAAGAGGAGAGGTTGCAGTGACTACACCGCTTGTGCCATCGTCACCCTTAATGCCACCATAGCCAAGAGAAGTCCACGCTGTCGATCCGTTACCAAGCTTAAATTTGTCCGTGTCGGTTTCGATGCCCATCTCGCCAGGAGCGAGTGTAGGGTTTGCCGAGGTCCAGTTTGAGGCTGTGTCGCGCCTTTGCTGTATTCTTACGATTGCCATTAATTTACCGCGCTTCCACCGTCAGCGTAGACCCCGTCTAGGATTACTACGTTCGCATCCGAATTATCTATTTTTAAGT